GACAAAAGGATTTAGATATGAAAAAAAGTCAAGTAAATTGTGCAAAAAACTTGACAAATAACATCAGGTGCATTTGCATATAATGTACAACATAACGTACAAATTATATGTTTTTGCACCTTTAAAGAAACAATATGGAAATTACATTTACACAATCAGAAGACAAGTGGTTAGAGGCGAGAGGCACTCGATTCACCGCTTCAGAAATTCACAAACTAATGAGCAACTCAAGAAGTGGTTCTGCCCTTTCAAAAACTGCCGAGACATACATCTATGAGAAGGCAGCTGAAATACTCACTGGTGAGCGTAAGATGGCTTTCGGTGCAGCCCTTGATTGGGGTAAGGAACAAGAGCCTAATGCCTTCCACACATTCAGTAAGGTTGACTTTAACGAATGGACTTACTATGGTGGAGAGAACTATGTTTTCATTCCCTACTTGGAGAGCAGTGGTTATAGTCCTGATGGTTTAAGTTCAGATGCTATACTTGAAATCAAATGTCCGTTCAATTCGGGTATACATTTAAAGAACTTTAATATCTACGATGCAGGTACTCTTAAGGAAATCCATCCCGAATACTACTGGCAGATGCAGTTAGGTATGTTGGCAACGAATTTAGAAAAGGGTTACTTTGTTAGTTACGACCCAAGAATGCCACAACAAAAACAATTGCACGTTGCCGAGATTGAGAAGCACGATGTTGAGTTTGAGGTCACAGAAAAGTTATCTATTGCTCACGACTTTTTGAAATTAATTTTGCAATAAAGAAAAAATAATTATATTTGAAGTATGGAAACACCAGTTATATTTTTACCGATAGCGATTATTCTTGGAATAATGGTTTTAGCAATCTATGAAATTGGCAAGTATTATTTTAAGAAATTGAGCCAATATATTAAAGATGCTACTTTTAAGTAAAAGCACTATATTTGTAGTGTAAACAACAACCGAGTGGAAGACGGTTAAGTTTAAAAGATATTTGCCCGTATGGGTTAGATGGCTTCCACACATCTAACTTGTGCGGGTTTTTTTATGCAATGAAAAATACATACTACAAGATTGAATGGACATTTAAAGAAAACCATTTTATTGAAATCAGCGTGTACGATGACTACGGATTCCGTACAATGTATGACTTCAACATCATTACAGATTACCAGGTAACAAACGATTACACCATCATTGACCATCTTAAAACAAAGCAATGGTATTCAGCTATTGGAGTTGACAAGATGCTTCAGCAAGTTAAACAAACAAGAAAATTATTAGGCTATGAGTAAAGACCCTGCCGTACTATTTTACACTTCAGACTTCCTTACTGGAACGATGACGATGACAAATGAACAAGTTGGGATGTATATAAGGTTGCTTTGTTTACAACATCAAAAATATGTACTAACTGAAAAAGATATGATGAGCATATGTAAATCATATGATGATGATATCTTCAGTAAGTTTGAACAAGATGAAGAAGGTTACTACAATAAACGTATGCGAGATGAGTTTGATAAGCGTAAGTCATATAGTGAAAGTAGAAGGAATAATCGTAAAGGTAAGACTAAAAAACATATGAAAAACATATCAAAAACATATGATAAACATATGGAAAATGAAAATGAAAATGAAGATATAAATATAAATGAAACTATATTTATCGAATTTTGGAATTTGTATAATAAAAAGGTTAACAAAGAATCTGCATTTAAAGCATTCAAAAAAGTCAAGCAAAAAGATTACGAGCATATCAGAAAAAATATACCTTTGTTTATTAAACAATTTACTGATAAGCAATTTCAACCACACTTTTCAACTTACCTAAATGGTAAGAGATGGGAAGATGAGATTGGTAAAGAGAATAAATTTGAGTATAAAAATTTAGCAAACTTAAATGATGATTGAACAGAACTTATTATCAGCAATACTATCAAGTGACTACGCCAAGACGTTTCTACCTAAACTAAATCCTGATTGGTTTACTGGATGGCACAAAGGTTTAGTTAGAACGATGCAAGATATGTATCAACACAATGAACCTATTGCACTACATACCGTTTATCAACACCATAAAGATAGAGCAAAGGACATAGGGTTTTTAATTAATGCATACGTTACCGATAAGACTATAAACAATGACATTCTTTCGCTTGAGATTGATTACAAGCATAAGCAACTTTTAAATCAGCTCGGACAAATCGGAACTGATTGGGACTTATCCAAAATTCAAAACTTTTTAGAACAGATTAACCACGACTCAAGGATTACACTTTCAAATGAGGTGCAGTCAATTAGTGAGGTGATGGGAAAGAAGATTGATGAGATTGAGGAAAGGATGAAGTCAGGCAACAAAATGAAGGGCTTACAAACTGGTTGGAGAACGCTTGATAAGTATCTTGGTGGATGGAATAAAGGCAACCTTGTTGTAGTAGGTGGTAGACCAGGAATGGGTAAGAGTGCATTGGGATTAAACATTTGTCGTGATGGTATGCAGTTTAACAAGTATCTGTTTGTTTCAGTTGAGATGAGTGCAGATGAGTTAGCAGAAAGGATGTTAGCCGATATGACCAACATTGAAAATAGCAAGATAAGAAATGCCAATGTAAACGAGATTGATTTAAGGAGAATGGTTGACTCTTTAAACGATGCAGACTTTGACATCATTGATACAAAGGATAACAACATCTACAACATTATTTCCTTGATTAAGATACACCGTGCGAAGTTTGGTTTAGACGTTGTTGTCATAGACTACCTTCAAAAGTTAAACGCTGGTGGTAAAGATGCAAGGTCAAACGTAAGCAACGCAAGTACTGCATTAAAAAACCTTGCGAGAGAATTAGGTATAACGGTTATCGCATTAGCACAATTGAATAGGGATGGCAAAAACGCGAGACCAGAACTAACTGAGTTGAAGGAAAGCGGACAGATAGAGCAAGACGCAGACTGTGTACTATTTCCTTTTAGACCAAGTTACTATGAGGACATTAAACCAGAGGTTGAAGATGCCGTTGTCATCATTGCAAAGAATAGACACGGTAGATTATGTGACATCCCTTGCACTTTTGAGGGTAAATTTACAAGATATAGAGAAGCATTATGAATATAACAAACGAGGACAATATGGAACTTATGTCAAGGTATCCTGATAACTACTTTGAACTTGCTATTGTGGACCCACCTTATGGGATTAATTTTAGTAATAAAATTAGAGATAATAAGACAAAGCATTGGGATGAAGAAATTCCTAAAGATGATTATTTTAAAGAGTTGTTTAGGGTTAGCAAGAACCAAATAATATGGGGTGGTAATTATTTTCCAATATTATGGGTTAGTGGATGTAAATCATTTATTTTTTGGGACAAAGACCCAAGTGTTGAAACTTATTCAGATGGTGAGTTAGCATGGAGCAGTTTTGATGTACCAGCTAAAAGATTTTATTGGGCTTGGAATGGCTTGGCTGATGGTGTAAGAGGTAGAAATAAACAACAAAAAACAATACACCCCACTCAGAAACCAGTACAACTTTATAAGTGGCTTCTAAAAAACTACGCAAAACAAGGCGATAAGATACTTGACACGCATTTAGGTTCAGGCTCAATAGCGATAGCCTGTCACGATTTAGGTTTTGATTTAACTGCTTGTGAATTAGATACTGATTATTTTAATGCTGCAATGAAACGATTAAACGAACATAAACAACAATTAAGACTATTATGAACTACGAATACGAATACATTGTGTTGAAAGCACAACACACAAAACTAAAGAACAGAAGCAGTGCAAAAATATCTGCTTTAGAGAATGAAATTAAAAGGTTGAGAAATCAAATAGCAAAACCATTCAAGCCAAAGATGAGCAATGCAACTATGCAAGAAGTGTTAGATGCCGTATGTCACGCAACTGGTATACTGCCTGATGAGATTATCTCCAAGTGTAGGAAGATTGAATATGTCAGAGCAAGGCATTTATTCTGCTACGTTTGTGCAAGACACTTGAGATTACCACTAACCAAGATAGGGTTGTTCATTGAACGTGACCATTCATCGGTAATCCACGCACGTCAGCAGTACCAAGATTTTTTAGATATGGGGTATCAGCCAGAAGTTTCATACTATAACCACACCATTGAGTCACTACATCTTAACCTTGTGTAAAGGAGTATTGCGAAGTGATATCATTTTGGACGATGAGAAGCAAGTCATCTACTATTCAAAGAAATATATTAAAGATGGATGGCAAGTGTACTCAATCGATTACAAACCAAAAGTACATATAACCTATGAACAACTTGTTAATAACTAACAGAATAAAGCAAAGAGATTTGTTATATCAAAAAGGCGGATATCATAAAGGAACTATCCCAAGCCAAGTGGTTACAAGATTTTACGGTTAAGATTGGAAAGGACTTGGCATCAGATTTATATCAAGAGTTATTTTTAATACTTTGTGAAAAGGATGACAAGTGGATTGAGGATAAGTATACCAGTGGATATTGGGAAGGCATCGTTATACGCATCTGTTTAAACCAATTCTATGGTAAGCGTACGAACTTTGATAAACTGTATAAGCAGCCTATCGGGATGTATGATACGGACGAGATACAGATAGAGAGTGAACAAGAAACCAATTACAAAGAGTACTTCTATAAATCACTTGAAGCAATACTTAAAAACACTGAATGGTATGAGGCGAGGATTTTTGAACTTTACTCTAATGGGGATAACGATAAAGGGATAAAACCTCGCAGTGCCAGAAGCATTAGCAGAATAACTGGTATCTCAAGACAAGAGATATTGAGAGTAATCAAAGAAATTAAAAACAAAGCAAATGAACACTTTAATACAAATTATCGGCATCTCGTCATTGGCACTGATATTCGTCCGTGAATGGGGATACAAGTTCATCAAACCTTTTTCGTGTGAACTATGTCTATCATTTTGGATGGGCTTAATATGGTGGCACTCATTAGAGGGTATACTATATGCAGGGGCATCAGCAATAGCAGCAACAATTTTAAATCGTTATATATGACAAAAGAAGAAATTATGTACATCCTTGAGGTTATTAAACCATACTTCGAGAGATTCAAAAAGGAGCAGGTGTTAAGAATGACTCCTCAAGACAACGTTACATTCCGTGAAATCTATCAAAAAGAGATGGGTAAGCCATTACCTACTTGCTCAACTTGTGTAGTAGATGGTATGTTATCAATGATTATCAGAGCAGAACAACAAGTTAAAGAGTTAGCAACGATAGCTGACGATGAGCAACCAGTTGCAAAACCAAAACGTAAACGCAAGAGTGAATAGTTTCAACGGCAAATGGGATGACCAAACCTGCTTTAATTGGGAGATGTCACACGGCATCAACCTGGAGTCAGTTCAGTTTGAGAATATGTATAAGAACACTGCCGACACTATAAATCGTTTAATCTCATTTGAGACCGTTTCAGATTTAGGTGGTGGTGTGGGTGCTTATTCAAGAGCATTGAAAAGACTTGGCAAAACGGTTAACTACTATGATGCCAATGCACATCATTTATACTATGCTCAAGGTTACAACGTTGCACATAAATATACACTTGGCGACTTCTCAACTAAACCCATAGAAGCAGACCTTGTTGTTTGTATTGAAGTGATGGAACATATGACCGATGACTCTATCAAAAGAACACTTGACAACTGCAAATGCAACTACTTCCACTTCAGCTCAACACCTCACACTAATAAAATGGATGAAGATTGGGGACACATAAATATCAAGCAAGAGAATGAGTGGATAGAGTTATTCAAGCAACACGGCTTTAACTTAAAGAGCAAAGTATCTGTACCAACCCAATGGTCACTACTCTATGAAAAAGCACGTTAAGAAATATCTTGATTATTTCGGTTACGATGAAACATCCTGGATTGCGTGTGAGTGGTGTGGTAAAACTTCTGTTGATATACATCACCTAACTGCACGTTCACGAGGTGGTAAAGATGTAATTGAAAACCTTGCAGCATTATGTAGAGATTGTCACCACGAGGTACACTTTGGTACTAAAATTAAGAACGAAGAGTTAAGAGAAAAACATTTATCAAACCTGTGAGAAATCTGTGAATATCTATGGCAAACGAAGAGAACTTAAAACCATTTAAAAAAGGTGAAGATGAGAGAAGATGGATGGAGGGCAGACCTAAAAAGTTCACCACTCTAATGAAGGAGGAAGGCTACAAGTTGAGTGAGGTCAATGATAGTATTCAGGCAATTATGGCTATGGATGAGAAGACAATTAAAGACGTTCTCAAAAACGAGGAAGCAACGATGCTTGAAAAGACAGTTGCAAGGGCTATAATTAAATCATACGAGAAAGGCTCACTATATTCAATGGACACTTTGTTGAGTCGTGTATTCGGTAAGCCAAAGGAGACGGTAGATGCAACGGTTGAGGCAAAGGTGGTGAACGTAACTTTGAACTTGGATTAGTAAGGATATAGATTGACATTTAAAAGGAAATAGTAAGGGTATAATATGACAGACATAACAATGTGTGAGGGTAAAGGATGCCCAATAAAGAATCACTGCTATCGACATATAGCAAAGCCGTCTGAATTTAGACAAGCGTATTTTGAAGAAAGCCCTTTTGATGGTGAGAGATGTGAAATGTTTTGGGGTGATAATGCTCAACAGATATGGGACAAACTAAAAGAAATACTTAAGGTAAAAAATGAAAACTTGTAAGGGCTGCAATATAACTAAACCAACGAGTGAATACTACAAGCACAACTCAAACAACGATGGGCTAAACGGTAAGTGTAAGGACTGTATCAAGGCATATAGCAAACAAGTATACGACAACGCAATGAATGACCCATTTCTGCGAAGGCAGATGGCAGATAAAATAAGAAACTATAACAAACGAGTAAAACAAAAACGATGGAAGAAACAATCTATTTAGGTAATGGTTGGCAAGACGATTACGGAGTAAACATCTCAATTAATCTTGAGAAATTAGAACAAGCCATTAGAAGTGGCAGATTAGAAAAGAACTCTTACGGTGACATTCGCTTAAGGGTGGGCAAACTGAAAAGCCAAAACGAAAAGAGCAAGGCTACTCATTGGGTGGCAGTGCCTAAACCAAAAAATGACTTACCCTTCTAATGAAGATTCTCTCTCTCTTTGACGGTATGAACGGAGTGTCCTTCCATAGGTTGTACACTCCACTCGCCCGACTTCAAGTTGACTATGGCATTCAAGTTGACGTATCTCAAAAAGCAAAGGAATGGGCTGACCTTGAATTTGAGAAATATGATGTGGTTGTCTTCAATCGTTGGTTAGGTGGTTTACAATACAACATACTTCCTATCCTGGCTAAAAAGAAGATTCCCTTTGTGGTTGACGTGGATGACTATTGGGTTGTCCCAAAGTACAATCCTGCACACAAGTTCTATCGTGCATATATCAAGAATGCAGTCAAGGACGCAATGTATTATGCCGATGCCGTTATGACAACTACACCACAACTTGCAGGTCAAGTCAAAGAGTATAACGAGAACGTTCACATCATTCCCAATGCTTTAGACCTTAACCAAAGTCAATGGAAAGCAGAGAAGGAGCATCCATTCACATTAGGGTGGGTAGGTGGTTTATCTCACGTTGAAGATTTAAAACTATTGAGTGAACAGATAGCACCAATTTGCGAGAAGTACAATGCGAGATTTCTGATGTGTGGTTATCACAACGGAGCAGAAGAGTGGGTTGCAATGGAGAAGGCAATAACCGGCACTACTCCGGATAAACGTCCTGATTGGTTTGATGTAAGACAAGGCACACGAGCTGATAGATATGGGGAGTATTATTCCGAAATTGACATAGCACTTGCACCACTAACACGAACTAACTTCAACCGACACAAGAGTGAACTAAAAATCGTTGAGGCAGCTGCATACAAGTTACCGATATTTGTATCCAACGTTGAACCTTACACGAATCACAGAAATAATTTAGGGTGCTTCTTTGTCAATAATAATGATTGGTCAGAGATAGGCAAACTGATTGAAAGTGGTAAGTCAAAGCAGATAGGTGAGATTAACTACAACTATTGCAAAGAACACCACGATATAAAACAGATAAACGAAAAAAGATTAGAAGTACTTGAGAGTGTATGCAAATAACAAACGAGGACAATATGAAATTAATGGGTCGTTATGAGGATAATCATTTTGACCTTGCTATTGTAGACCCACCGTATGGGATTAATTTACAAATGCAAAAATTCACAAAACCAAGCCGACCAAACTCATATAATAGAGAACCGAAGCACAAAGGTTTTAATGATAAATCAAGACCTTCAAAAGAATACTTTCAAGAATTATTTAGAGTATCAAAAAATCAAATCATTTGGGGGGCTAACTATTTTTGTGATTTACTTCCGATTAGTGGTGGATGGATTTTTTGGAATAAAATGAACGGAGAAGGTTCTCATTTTGCTGATGGAGAACTGGCTTACACATCATTCACAAAGGCATTAAAAATGGTTTCTGTTAGTACCTTTCATAATACAAGAGGGGGAAAAGACCGAATCCACCCAACACAAAAGCCTGTAAAACTTTACAAATGGCTTCTCAAGAATTATGCAAAGGAAGGTGATAAAATATTAGATACTCACTTGGGTAGCGGAAGCATAGCGATAGCGTGTCACGATTTAGGATTTGACCTTACGGCTTGTGAACTTGACACGGATTATTTTAACGCTGCAATGAAACGATTAACAGACCATCAAAAGCAACTAACACTTTTGTAATGCAAATAAACTACAAGCGACCATATTTGACTTCATATCAAAAAGCCATTTTGGATAGCCCTGCACGTTACACGATAACGGCAGCGAGTACAAAGACTGGTAAAACGGCAAGTCACATTATTTGGTTGTTTGAGCAGAGTTTAAAACTAAAAGAGAATCAATCCGTGTGGTGGGTTGCACCAGTATACCAACAAGCAGAGATAGCATTCAGACGAATGAAATCACAAGTGAGTGAGAAGGGCTTCTTTCAATCCAA